AGAAAGTAGAAGTATCTCATTCCGAGACAGAAATTAGAGATTTTCATAAAAATGTTCCTAGATCTGAAAAGGCTAGGACTACAATATCAACTGATTTTGTTAGTATTATGGAATCTAATGTAGCTAAAATTGCTGTTAGAAATTCAGATGGATCTATAAGCTTAAGTAATACTTGGTCCTTAGATTCAAATTTGTTTTTAGTTACTGGACATTCAATTCCAGTTAATGAACAATTTGATATAAGTATCAATTATATGAAAGAACGATCACATTTGATTGCACATGAAAGATTATCTGAAAAGGACGTTTATCGTATCCCAGACAGAGATTTTTGTATATTACATGTGCCTTCATCCCAACCAAGGAAAAGCTTGAAAGATTATTTACCTTTTGGAAATAATGGTCAAGATAAACCTTGTATGGGACGAAATGTTAAATTTGTTTCGACATCACATACATATGGATGTCAATTAACAAATGAACCTGTTGTTAATACAAAAACATCAAAAGCAGGTTATATGGCAGTAGAAACATATAAACCACAAAATTTTGAGCCTGCACAAGGCGATTGTGGTTCTGCTATAATTAACCCAGTGGTCAGCGTAATAGCTGGTTTCCATATGGGATATATGCGTAAACAAGATAAAGGTGCTTTTCAAAGAATTTATAGAAAAGACTTAGAGCTTGCTAGAAAATTTTTTGAAAAAGACAATTTTGTTCCGCATAGTACAGGTGAATTGAACAAAGGAAATATTGAGTTATCGTTAGAATGTGAGAATGCTACACATTTAACATCTCAATTAGATCCTTCAGTAAATTTACCATTGGATAAACACAATTTATGTGTTTATGGTGCCAATCCATTGGCAAAATTTAGTGCTAGAAATCATTATAGGAATCATCCTTATAAATCTAGCGTAGAAGCTGTTTTTGGACCGGAGAAATATTCTCCACCATATAAAATTAACAGTTCACATCATAAGCGTAAAGCATTGACTAAATTAGCAAGTCCTAATCAGGATTTTGTTAAACAAGATGTTATTTATGCGGCTGATGATTATTTGAAACCAATTATGGATTTCATTGATAATATGTCCTTTGATGAAAAAGCCAAATATGGTCGGATCTTAAGTGATCAAGAGACTTTAGATGGCATTTCAGGGGAATGTTTAAATGGGATTAATAATCATACATCAGTTGGATTTCCTTATAAAGGAAAGAAATCCAAGTATTTATTGATGGATGAAGATGATCCTAACGTGCCTATTATGCCTCGTACATTAAAACCATACAATAATACAGATATGGAATTAGAGGTAGACAACCTTAAGTCTAGATATTTAAATCAAAGATCAGGAGGTTGTATTTTTAAGGCATCGATGAAAACTAATGAACTATTACCTAATCACAAGATTAAAGGTAGAGTTTTTATGGGATGTAATTTCCCTTTTTTATTAGTTGTTCGCCAGTATTTAGGCGGTATTATCCAGTTGATGGGTGATAACCGTTTTTTATTTGAGATGGGAAAAGGTATTGACATGAATGGTATAGATGCTCATTATTTGAGACAACATTTAGCCGAATATTCTACAGACAATGTAATTGCTTTAGATTATTCTGCATTTGACCAGACTATGTCAGCCCAAGTATCAACTCAAGCTTCACACATTATTATTAAAATAATGGAGAAGTTAGGTATGGACGACAATGCTATTACCGTTGCTAAAGGTGCATTAACGGATATGAATTATCCTAATATTCTTTTTGATGGATCT